GCCTGTTACAATACATACCAGCGCATTTTTCGAGCACGTTAATAATTTTAGAGACTTTTATATTTCAAAAAGCGTTGATAAAACTATACCTGTACTATATTTGCGACGATCTAGAACCGAGAATTATAATCTCCATACCAGGAAATTTATCAATATAGACTCAATGATCGATATGTTAAATAAAAACTATGTTACTATACTTGATGTAGATACATTAACCTCAATTCGTCCTCAAATAGATGCTGTGCTTAGATCAAAAGTTATTATTTTAGAAATGGGTTCTGCCTACACGGTTAACGCTGGATGGTTTGCAGCAAATTCTCATATTATTATATTAAATGATTTTTTTAACGCGGCCATAGCCAGTGAACCATATATGCAAGTTATACGAAAACAGTTAAAGGATCGCAACAATACCCACGAATCGTTGTCTTTATCAAATTCGTTCCATGCAAGTTTTAATGTTGACGTAGATAAACTTGAAAAACTTATTCAATTGAAACGGCATTCCTGTATTATTTGTAAAAACACGAAGTTTGAATTAATCAATTCCTTCCCTAAATTTCCTATTATGGCCATATCCAACGACGACGCAACAGATGCCTTTTTTGATTTTAATCTCATTGTGTGCGAAAAATGCAATTGCCTACAGTTGCAAAATTTAATAGACCCCGCTATACTATATTCCAATGTGTATATGAATTCTACACACAGCCCTTCGTGGCACGATCATCATATCGCATTTGGCGATTTTATACTTAAAAACACAAATGAAAAATCGTTCTTGGAGGTTGGGGCGAATACAGGTGCTTTATATAAAATTATGTCCAATACCAGGGCGCTTGATTACACTATATTGGATATGTATAGAAATCCGGAATTGCCAAAAGATTTAAAGTTTTGCGAAGGCAATTGTGAGACGTTTAAGTATACAGGGTTTAATACAGTAATCCTATCACATGTATTTGAACATTTATATTCTCCTACAAAATTCATTGCGAATGTTCTAGAAAGTAGGGTAACCGATGTGTTTATTGCCATTCCCAATTTTGATTTGCTTGCAAAGGAACTGACTGTAATTAACTCTCAGCATACTTTTTTTTGCGGCTTGGATTATATTATTTATATGTTCGCTCTGCATAATTATAAATGCGAAGTACATTTTTCATACACTGGAAATATAAAATCGAATATGTTTAAATTTGTACTAAATGACAGCACATTGCCACGAGCATTACCGTCGTGCGACAAACAATTGTTTATTAACACGTATGTAAATAACACAAAAACCCTGAGTGAAATAGACATACCCCCCAACAGTTTTATATGCCCTGCGGGTATTTATGGACAGTATTTTTATTACTTCTTGAAAAAGAAAGAGAACGTTGTCGGGTTTATAGACAATAATACAAAGAGACATAACAAAAAACTATATGGGACGGACAAATTGGTATATTCGCCATTAACTCTGGATTTTAGCTGCGCTACAATTATAGTATGCGATTGTCCGTACAAAGACGAGATTGTAGCGGGATTGAATCGTATATATCCAACTGTTAGAATTATGTATGTTTAGATCCGTGTCGGTTGCGGCGTAAGTAAATATGTCAGAAATTCTAACATATTTACTTATATTTTCATCTTTCCCTTTATTCGGCATCGGCATCGGCTGCTGCGCTTGCTGCGCCTTCTGCGCCGTCGCCGTCGTCCTCCTCCGCATCGATCGCAGAGTCGCTGTCGGAATCTACGAACAGCGCCTTACGGCCGTGCATGCCCGAGCTACGTGCCGCATCAACCTCCCTCCAGAAATCGATATATGCCGGATATCCTACATCAACCCACCACCGCTTATTTCGCAGAACGGTCGTTGCGTGCCAATCCTTGACATACCATATGCAATTCTCAAGGACAATGCCGGCTGCGCTCGGCGCCCACGCGCACACATCGTCCCATCCTTGCTGCGTATTCGGATACAGTGGGCTATACTCGTAGGTGTAGGTCGCGGGCGGCGAGTCAGCCGACGCCGCGGCCACACAGACTTTGCCGATCCATGGCTGCTTCACATTCTGAATATCCGCAAATGTCTTGGCCACGGCAAGCTGTACCTCCACGTAATCCACCGCATCTACGTCGCATACCTCTGCCTGAAGCTGCATCTGACAGTAGTAACGCACAGGGATTTTGCCGTCAATAATACGAGTTATGGGGCACTTAATCTCAACGAGTCTTCCGCGCCGGGGACCGGCCATTATAAGACCGTCTGGACTCGCGCCAAGACGCGCCAATGTCGGATGGCGAATACGGCCGAGTCCGTCGAACACTGGCGCGCCCGCAATACACTGCTCAAAGAGCTGCCGGGCAACAGGCTCGTAGCGCCACCCCCACTTAAATGGACTCAACGTCCCGTCATCTGAGGTTAAATATACAATACGAGAGTCTCCTGCGGAACTGTCCGACACCACCTCTATAGGCGCACACTTCTTGGCAATCGTCGCCGTACGTTCGCCCGGGCCGCCTACACATACGCCACCGAATTCGTGACCTGACAGCAGATTCCGGCTCTCCGCGTGCCAGGCGGCCGACTTCTGGCTCGTCTGTATCATAAGCGGCAACCGTTCAACCGCATCGTCGTTCGGTCGGATCTCTCGGCGTGCACACTCCTGTTTGAAAAGAAAATATTCATAGTACATTGCTCGTAATATTATTAGAGCATCGTTCTTGGCACGGGCTGAATGGAATCCGTAGGTGAGCAGGGTTTGCGTGGCATGGCGCATGTCGCACTCCAACCACTTACTTAAATCCCATTCATCCACCAACTCGACTGAGTTCGCCAACACCCAGTCATCAAACCACTCGGCGCACGTTGAATAGACCATCTCTATATCTTCCGACATTTTATTCTTTTTAATAGACCCGTTCCTTAAGCTAATCGTCTGTGTTTTTCTTCGTGGGGCGCGCAACATCAATTTTGAACACGGCACTCACAGGCGGATCGCCCGTACGGATTATTTTTAGCCCTTTAACCGCCTGAATCACGCCGTGTTCATACGCGATCTGCTGCTTTGTATTTAGAATCTTGGAATCATTTGCCTTCATTAATACCTTATACAGATTCTCCTTCTCGCCCGAATCTAGCCCGGAATACGCCTCGGCAAAGGCACGGAACTTTTGTAGGCGTAGGCCGCGCTCAAGACGGAGCCACGGTTTAGTCAATGCTGCTGCCGCCGATTCGGCTTCGAAAAAGTTCGAGATTTGCATTTCAACCGGCAATGATGTTGGAGTTGCAACTGCTATTTGTATTGGGGCAGGCACCGCGTCGGTCGCCGACCGCACCGCCGGTGATATTGCCCGTTTGACACGTCGTGTAGTTTTAACACGAAACATCCTTATGTATATATTAGGCTTATTCGTTTAGACTCGTGGCGCAAGTTTCTTTATTGGGGCTGGGCGTCGGCGTCGGCGTCGGCGTCGGCGTCGGCGTCGGCGCAGCAGGCGCAGCAGCAGCATGCACGTTATATTGGAATACGGTTTACTCTATGATAGATATAGGAATGAACCCAACATACAGTAAATGGGACGAATTCGAGCGTGAGAAACGCGTCGGTATGCCGCCGTTATTTGATCCTACTACGCTTCCTATAACACAAGTCCCGCGTATTCGGCGCGAATACAATGCACAAGATGCAATCAATTCGCGTGCCTGGGATTTCTTTCACGCTACGCCGCCGCTGCTTGTTACGAGCGAGGGCCTTCGCACTAAAAATGCCCCGGTGCATATGGATATGAATCCTATAAATTCACGCATTAATACCGTGCAGTATCGCACACAGCCCGAATATATGCCGGATCTCCCGAGAGGTCCTGTAACAACAGACAGTCTAGGTCTGGCCCCACCGCCATCCGGATCGCTAACAGCTCCCTCCGCCACCTTTTCCGGCAATCCGTATACCCAGCGCCTAAATGCCGGCGGTCAAGACGCGCGGAATATGATACGCGAACTGCGATCCGCCGTCGTTGAAGACAATCGTGAACGGGCTACCGATGCGGCGCGCGCACTGGCCGAACGGCAATTTACGGATCGATGGCTACCTGCACGGTCGGCGGCCGATGCGGCGTCGCTGCAGGCCTACGAGTTGCTGCGGCCGAAAACGGATGAATGGCGCTAACTAAAGTTGATAACAACATCGCACTCGTGCACATTTACCTTTTTCATCGCGGACTGTGTTAGTTCACAGCGCTTCTTGCGCGACGCCTTGGTCGATGACGACGTCGTATCGATTGTATCTGCCGTTGGAAGCGACTCGGTGACCGACGTTGATGCAGTGGTGTTGCTGCGGCTATAATGGGTCTTGAGTGTGGAATTCATATCCTTCTCAATGGCCTCGCGATTCGTGCCGATAAATTCCAAAATATCCTTCTCAATAAACCAGCGGAAGAAGTTGAGCTGTCCTACAGTAGTCACAAACGATTCCGCGCCGCGTGCCTGAAACATAATTCGCTCGCGTCTGCAAAACGGATCAAATAGACGCTTGGAATATGCGTTGAGTTCGCGCTTGTAATTGAAGTACACTAGGAAATGCTTGCCGTTCAGCATAAATGACGTATTCATCTTCTTCGAATAGTTCGTCACAAAGTAATCCACTAGGCGCAGGCTGATTGTGGACGTGCCTTGCAAAATTGGTATAAGCTTTTCGATATTACCCGGCGCCGTATAAAATTCCTGTAGCCAGCTCACAACCTGATCCTGTTTGCACTGAACACGGTGCTTGACCGTTACTGAACGACGCTCGAGAACTGTAAGTTCCGTGGTTGGCAGGGGGGTTACAACGAGTGAGGCTGCCATTTCGTTCTATCATAAAGAAAAGGGTCCATATTTTAAGTAGGAAGGGATGTCGAAACTAATAAATTTGGCGAACCACAGTTTTACCTTGGAAACCGCCGAGCTAGACAATCTACGCCGGCGTCAATACTTCCGTTCGTATCCGAATCCTACAGTGAAGTTGATGCCAGAAGAGGATCGCATACTGGCTGCGTTAGGCATCGACGATGAAACGAAATTGTCTCTGCGGACATATTTGGCGAAGTTCTTCGAGGAACTGCCGCACTGCCAATCGGACGCGAGCCTGATATTAAACCAGCAGTGTGAGGTGCCTTATTATATTATGTGGTCGACGCAGCTCGCGGCGCAGCATAAATTGGGCGAACGGGCCAAGGAAAACAAGAAGATCACTGTGGCGATGAGTGATTATCAAGTGGCGATCGATGATTCTATTATCGCCTCTATGAATCCTACACAAGGTCCACTAAGCATATACGATCAGATGTTTCAGCTTATTAATATTCGCGCTAGCACCCCGGCAGATGGCCCTACGGGCGATTATGACCGTGTATTTCAGCTTATTAGACTGGCGAATACTAGTCGATAATGAGGCCGTGATAC